CTCCCGATGTCCGAAATCCCGGGCTTCGAAGTCGCCAACGCTGTCGACGCCGACACCGGCCTCGGCGTCCAGGTCCTCATGGGCCAGGAGCAGAGCGGCTACTACAACGTCACCGCCACGCTGCTCTTCGGTGCCGCTGTCGGTCGCGCGACCTCCCTCCACCGCCTCAAGACCGCCTAATAGCGGTCCAGAGACGACAGACAAGGCCCCCAGAAATGGGGGTCTTTTTTTGTGTCCTCCCAAAGCGGGCAATTACAGATGAGCCTCTACTCTGAGTTTCTGGCTGACGCGAAGGAGATGATCGCGGACTTCGGCGTGGCCGGGTCGGCCAACTCTGGGGCCATCACCTTCTCCTGCCTCATCTCCGACCCTGCCGTAGCCACCGTGCTCGAATCAGGGGGGTATATGGAGCGGACCCAGTATAGTGTCAGGCTCCCCGCCGTAACGGCCTCCTGGAGCCAGCCAGACGGGTCTATTGGGGCATCGGCTGCCATCATCGCCTCGGGTGCCGTCATCCCTTCCCTAGCCCAGGGCAAGAAGATCGTGGCCGGCGGGAAGACCGTCCGCATCACGACCCAGACCTACAAGCCCGGTTCCGCGTGGGTGACGCTGGTCGTCATCGACGACAACCAGTAAGGTCATGGTCAAGGTCAGCATCGAGCCTAAGTCTCAGGCTGACTTCCTTGCGGCTATCCAGAAATACGCCCAGCGCTCAAAGCAGACCCTGAAGGACGCCACGCTCGAGCAGGCCGCCTTGGCCTGCAAGGACGCCGCGGTCTTTACCCCTCCCCTGGCTAAGGGCGGGGGAAAAGGGCTGGACGTCTCAGCTCAGAAGGCCGGCGAAAGGGCAATTGACCGAGATGTCGGCAAGGTGGTCGTCAGCCAGACTGGCGGAACCAAGAACAGCCAGAAGGCTCGCCTGATTAAGCGCCTCGGATCACTAGCCCTGAATAACAACTCTGTCATGTTCTGGCGTGTAGCCTCAAAAGGCCACGCGGTTTTAAGCGGCAATGTCTTCATCAGCCGTATGCTGTCCGGCACGTCTAACGGCTTCGGCACAGAGTGGGGCTTCCAGAAGCTGCGTAACTATTTCAACCGCATCGGTACCAAGGTTTCTTCCGAGATGTCGAACACCGCCTATCTCCAAAACGTTGGGGATATTGCGACCAAGTATCGGCCAATCTACAACCGTACCGGCGGGCGTCTTTACAAGAATGGACGCAACGTCAGCGGCGTAAACTGGATGTTCAAGTTCGTCGCTGAAAACAAGGAGGACATTGAGACCTACGTCGAACAGCGTCAACGCACGGTCGGTGCCATCAAGTCCGGCTGGGCTGCCGCCTTGCGCTCCCTTCCCAAGCCAGTCGTCAATGGCGTCCCTAAGAACTTCGGGGTCGACCTTCTCAATGCTACTTGGATTACCAAGCATAAGTCCGTTGCAGGCTTCAACACATCGTCATTCACTGATCGTGAAGTGTCCGTTACCATCACCAACGCCAACGGCAACGTCAACGGCATCGCCACCCAGGCTGATGTGCTTGGGCTTGTTTACGGCAACCGCGTCAAGCAGATGCCTGCGCGCGTCCGCAAGCTGCTCCAAGACGACATCGACAAGTTTAACAACAAATCCTAACCATGGGCACCAAATCCATCCGCCATATCGTCGAGGCTACCCTCGCGACCTACCTCTCGACCCAGACTGGGCTGACCACTGTCACGTTCCTGACCGGGGACAGCGCCGCGACCCAGACCCTGCCCAAGGCCGTCGTGCTCTGCGACTCCGCCCGGGCTCCTGGCGACCTGCCCGAAGGCGAGGGCAACTACTCCTGCTCGGTCCGCATCACCCTGTTTTCCAACGCGGACGACACGACCCTCGCCGACCACCGTGCCCGCTGCGCCGCCCTGTCAGGCAATATGCGTGACCTGACCAGCATCAAGGCGGCCTTCGTGACCAGCACCGACGCGACCTGCTACGACGTCACGATCGGCTCCGAAGACGAAGGCATCGACGAACGCTCCTGGGCCACGGCTTTCTCCTTTGACGTGCTAGTGGTCCTGCCTGCCGCGTAACCTTCCAAACCTCGCAAATACAAATGGCCGCCATCACTAACGGAACCTCCTGCGTCTACGGTATCGCGGGCACTGTCACCAACCTCTTCGTCCAGAGCTACAGCCTCTCGGCCTCGTTCAATAACGAAGCCATGGTCATCAGCGAAGCCGGCCTGACCGTCACCCACCGCCTCGACGACCGCAAGACGGAGATCACCATCGAAGGCATCGCCAAGACCGGCACTATCCCGACCCTCGGCGCCACCCTGACTTTCACGGTCAATACCTCTTCGGCTTACCCCGCTGGCTCTGCTTCCGCTAGCTTCACGGGCGTCATCACCAAGGTTGACGACAAGGGCTCCAACAAGGGCTTCACTTCGGTCAGCGTCACTGCGGTCGACTTCGAAGGCATCGCCTACGCGTAATTGACTTCCCCGCAAAGGGGGTAGCATAAGGACGTGGACCGCCGCTTCCTGAACGCCTACGTCGACCCGGCGCCCTTTCGGCTGCTGGGTCGTTCGCTTTACCCCTGGTGCCTGAAGTACCGGGTGCGCCTGATGGCCTTGGACTCCCCGCTGATGGATGGCTCCCGCGGCATCAGCCCTGCCGATCTCCTCTTCGCCTGCAAGGTCTGCGCCGAGGAACCGCTTGGCAGCCGCATGGGATGGGTCGACCAGTTGCGGATATTGTCCCTCTCTCGGAGCCCTAAGAAGTTTCAGCGCCTGGTTGATGCCTTCGCCGGCTACATCCTCGTCGAAGACTGGCCCAAGTTCTGGGAGCAGAATAAGACCAAGTCAGGCGGGGGCGGGAAGGGTGTGCCTTGGCCTCTCGCTATCGTCGCTAATCTCATAGCCAACGGCATCGAAGAGAAGCGGGCATGGGAGATGCCCGAGTGTCAGGCCATCTGGCTGAACTCCGCCCTGGCTATCCGCAAGGGGGCCGACGTGGCGATCATGTCCCCGGAGGAAGAAGCCTTCATGGCGGAAGAAGAAGCCAAGGAGAAGGCCGCTGAGTCTGCTTCCAATCCTGCAAAGGAAACACCCGACGATGGCACAATCCCTGGAACTTAACATCAAGACGTCTTCGGACGTGCCGGCTGCGATGGACAAGGCCAAGTCCGCCACCGTGTCCTTCGGCAAGCAGGTCGAGGACATCCAGAAGAAGTTCAGCACGTCATTTAAGGACATCTTCTTAGGTTTTGCCGCGCCTATGGTTCTGCTCCAATCGGGAATCAGCTACATCTCCGGGGCCATCGAGGAAGCCAGGCGAAACGCCAAGGAGGGTCTAGATCTCCTTGCCAGGGGAGAGAGCGCCTTCGTCTCTTCGCACGAGCGTCGCATGGCGGCCTTCTTCAAAGAAAGGAACGAGCGCGAGAAGGAAAGCGAATCGGCTGCCGCTGGTCGTGCTGAAGTCACTGAGCGGTTCCTGAAGGACACCGAAGAAGGCAGGAAGCTACGCAAAGAGCTCATCTCGGAGAACCTTGGAAACTACCTTATCAACCCGCTCTTCACGACCAATATGTCCAAACAAGCGGACGTCCAAAAGCGCGCCTTTGATTTGTGGTCCCAATCTGCTGAAGGCAAGGCAGCCCTTAAGTGGGAAGAGACTCAGGAAAAACAAAAGAAGGCCGCAGAACTTGCCAAGAAACAAGAGCAAGAGGCCAAGAAAACGGGCAAAGAAGTCGTCACCTCATCCTCTTCGTCTTTGCCTGGTTCAATGTCCGGCAACGTGATTGGCGTCGGGGCCAACCCGGTCGTGACGGCCCTTCAAGAGCAGCAGGCCATCGCCCGGGCTTCACTGACTCAGCTGGAAATCATCGCCGCGCAGTTCGGCTATGCCGCGACCTACAAGGATGTCACCGCTTCAGGCGCTACTCCCCAGACCCCGGCTAACGCTTCCCCCTCCCGCGCCGCCCTTCTAACCAAGAACAAATAACCATGGCTCTCGTAAAAGCAGGGAATGCCCTGACCGCAAAGTTCGTCCAACCTGGCTCAAGCTTTGAGACCGACGGCTACGGACTCCTGACCGCAAAGGCCACCTATCTGCTCGACCAGTCGGTGGGCGGAACTGCCATCATCGGCGGTCAGGTGCATCCGCAATACTCCGATCTGTTCGTCCACAAGTTCACCCTTATCCGTAACAGTCTTGAGGTGGACCAAGTGACCGCGGATTATGTCGGCATCCAGACGGTGGTCGGAACTACCACCCGCCCTAACGTGACGGCCTCGCACGGCCTGACGTCCGATCATATCACGACCCACCCCAACTTCTTCGGACCTGCCACCGGCTTCACGACCGCCATCGCCGGCAACGGCACGACCTTCGTGACCTCAACCATCGACCCTCAGTATAAGGTCGGCGGAGTCTTCGGAGCACACTTCAAAGGCACGACGACCAACGCCGGCGGCTTTGTCGGGTTCCTTGATTCTGGGACCGCTGATAAGCAGTATTACTACGGCAAGAACCAGTATCTTGCGCCGACCACCTCCTTCTCTGGTTGTATCTATACCAAGGATGTCGCTGTCGTGACGGCCATGCGTAACGCAGTCGGCAAGACCAGCGCGACAAACTCCTTCTCCGGAACGAAGCTGCTTCCGGATCACCTCGGCACGTCTTGGACCGCTACGGTGAAGGGCACTGTGCGCCCGACCATCATGCTTTCTCAGGTGTCCTTCGAGGACTACTGCATCCAGGCATCAGGCACCCCCCTCGTCTTCAAGATTAACTACGAGATTCGGTTCAACCGCGAAGGCTACCCGGCCGAGGTCTATCAGGCCGTATGAGCAAGATTCAACCAGGAGGCGGGTATGGTTTCACTTCTACGGGCTATGGTTTCAGCATCAACACGAACCAGCCCTTCGACCTTACCCCTTCGTCTGACGGTCCGCTTACGCCTTTCCTTAACGTAAACAAGGTGACGATCACCCCGGGCACGGTTAACCGATACGTCCCGACAATCAGCTCGGTCTACCTCGACGCGACGACCCCTCCCGAAATCACTGTTTCTGCCGAGGGCTACATCCTGGTCAGCGTCAGCTACGAGGTGAACAAGTTCTTTCCGCGCACCGCTGAGATCGTGTTCAACGCTGGGGCCACCGTGCCGGCTGACACGAACACCGTCGGCTACTATCCCCTGGCTAAGATTAACTCGGCAAGCGGGACATTCAGCCTTGTCCGCCTGAGCGACAAAGGGAACCTCGTCGTCAATCGCCTTAAGGCCGGAGCCAGCACCGCCGTCTGGTGGTGGGACCTGATTTCCTAAATGGCTGCCGAATGGGATCCAGGCATCTCGTATGCGCCGGGGGCCTCGGTCACTTATCGCGGCCTTCCGTATTATCGTAGCCAATACCCTGCCACGGCCACGACCGGGACTCCGCCTAACTCGGAAATGAGCGTCGACAGCAAGGGCACGGCTGTCCGCACTTGGATGCTTTTCCTCGGCTCATACAGCACATACGCCCCAAGGTTCGCGAGCACCTACTTCCGGCTTATCGAACCGACGTTTAACTCGACCGACGCTTCCGCCGAGTTCCAATATTCAGGCGCCCAGTTCGAAGAGGGCAACGCATACTCACCTATCGGCGACCCAGCCGGAACGGTCTACGGCATCACCGTCGAGATGGATCAGGCCAAGACCAACCCCTCCCCGACGCCCGCGTCCCCGGTATGCCCTGCCGACAAGTGCGGGGTAGCCTTCCAGAACGGACAGGAGCAGGGGCTTGTGCAGTGCTCGATTGATAGCCAGGGGGACGCGACAAACCCTCGGAAGTATTACATCTTCGTCCACTTCAACCATCCGCTTTACTTCAGGCGCACTATCACGGTCATCACCCGCGTCCTGATGACTGAGACATCAGGCACTCCCCCGGTGACTACTGAGACCTATCTGAACACATACACCAACGTCACGCCGACCGACAACAACTACTGCTCGAGCTCCCTGAGCGGTTCTTACTTCGTGCCGGCCAACGCGGCCTTTGAAATCCTCGTCCCAGCGGACACCGCGACGACTACCTATGCCTTCGCCCAGCGAGGTCTTTCGGACGTAACGGCCAACGACTAGCCCCCCCTTCCAATCGGGGCAAGTTTAAGACCCGATGAGCTGCCCAAACACCGTAACCGTCTCGAGGGGCAACACCTTCGCCTGCACGTTCACCTGGACTCCGGGTGCCTCTGGTCCGGCTAACCTGCTCACGACCACGATCACCTCGACCTTCGAGGACAAGCAGTTCAACCAATACGCGATGACCATCACCAAGGCGGGTGACGGCCTGTCCTTCACGGTGGCCTACACCGGCTCGACGGCGGACTGGGCCATCGGGGTCGGTCGCTGGGACATCAAGTTCGTGTTTTCGGGCGGCACTGTCTCCCGGTCGCAGATTTTTCGCGTCAACGTAATCGACTCGGTCACCGTCTAATTCTATGTCATCCGGCACCATCACATCGACGACCAACACCTTCGGAGACATTCCGGGCACCTTGACTGGCAGTGTCGGCGTCCCCGGGCCTCAGGGCCCAACGGGTAGCACAGGGGCCACAGGGGCCACAGGGGCCACAGGACCCGCTGGACCGGCTGGCAGTCCTGGTCAGGGCGTTCCTGCTGGCGGCACCTCTGGTCAGTTCCTCCAGAAGACCTCGGGCGTCGATTACGCGACCGACTGGGTGACGGTCAACCTGGCGGGCTTGGCGACCGAGTCTTGGGTGACCGCTGGCTTCTATCCCCTGACAGGTAACCCCTCTTCGTTTCTGACGGCTTCGGCGCTGACGCCTTACCTGACCTCCGCCACGGCGGCCTCTACCTACCAGACCCTCTCGGGTATGTCGGACTATCTGGCCAAGGCCGGGAATCTGGCAGGGCTGGCCAACACCGGCACGGCTCGGACCAACCTCGGCCTCGGCTCCCTGGCTGTGGTCAACGACGCCCCCTCGAACGGATCGCAGTATGCCCGAAAGAACGCGGCTTGGGATGTGGTCATCTCCGGCGACCGATACCTGACGAGCTCGACGACGAGCAACACCCTTAGCAATACGACTAAGACCTTCACGATTGGCACCGGCCTCTCTTACACGCCGACCCAGAACATCACGATCTCTTACGACGCGTCGAACCATATGCACGGCGAGGTGCTGACGTATAACCCTGGCACTGGCGTCCTGACCGTGGACATCAATCACCACACCGGCTCGGGAACCTACGCGGCTTGGGTGGTCAACGTTGGCGGCGTCACTCCTGCGAGCTCCGTAGCCTGGGGAGCCATCACCGGCACGCTCAGCTCGCAGACGGACTTGCAGTCCGCGCTCAACGCCAAGGCGAACCTTTCCGGGGCCACGTTCACGGGCCAGATGGTCATCGACACGACCTCGTCATCGACCGCTGCCCTGCGCGTGACGCAGAAGGGAACGGGCAACGCCATTCAGGTCGAAGACAGCACGACCCCGGACTCGACTGCGTTCGTCGTGGATCAGTTCGGCAAGGTCGGCATCGGCGTCGCCCCGGATACGACCGCCGCGCTCAAGGTCGATACGAACGGCATCATGTTCGGCGATGGCACGACTCAGACCACGGCGGCGACCACGCCTCCAGTTTCTTGGAGCGAGGCCCAGATTTACTCTTTTACGCTCGGCTCCACGTTCACCTCTAACACTAGTTCCTTTTCGGTCAGCTCGACGTCTAGCCCTGATATGACGATTTCCTTCTCTTTTGGAAATGCTCCAGCATTGGCATATATGCTGAATCAATTAGGCGTAACTGGTCGCATTTACGCTTTAGACGTTAATGGTGTTTACGATATCTTTAATCAGTCGTTCGGCATCTCAAGCTCGGGAACGGCTACCGCTACGCAGTCTACGTCCGCACAATTAAACGGACAGGTGTATGACGTTTATCTCCAGTTTGAACCTAACGGCCCTTACGGTAGCCCTGCGCAATTCTACGTCGGTCAATATACCGTTACTTAATTTATGATCCTCGCCATCCTTCTCTCCTTCATCGCCGGCCTGATCACGGGTCTGCTCGTCATGCGGAAGCACTCCGCCAAAGCCTCCGAGCTGGAGGCCAAGGGCAAGGCCGCTCTCGACGCGCTTAAGGGACGCTGACCCTGTGCGCCTGTTCCTGGTCATCGCCCTCGTGGCCCTGGCTGGGTGCAAGTCCAAGCCCGCCGACGCTCCCCTGCCCGTCCAGCCGCCGGCACCGACGAAGCCTGACGCCGTCCAGACCCTAGGCAAAGACCTCGACAAGACGGATCACCGCGTAGGCGCTGCGCTTGTGGCCATCGAGAAGAACGCCGACAAGCCGAAGGTGGTCGTCGCGGAGTCTCGCCTCGCTCAGTCCTATCTGCCCCCGCCCCCCGAGGCGGACGTGGCCTTCGCCGTTGCCCGGGCTACCAAGGCCGACCCCATCGACTACGCCAAGCAAATGGAGTTCGGACGCAAACTCGCCACCGCCGTAAACAAGGCGTGGGAGAAACTGGAGGCCGACCAGAAGGAAGCCGCCCGCGTCTCCGGCCTGAAGGACGCCCGCATCGTCGAGCTGACCAAGGAGGTCGAGCGCGTGAAGAAGGACGCCTCCGCCCAGACATGGACGCTCGTCGGTGCTGGCCTCGCCGTCATCGGTGCTTTGACGACCGCCTTCATGGGCCCGCGTATCGGCCTGCCCCTGCTACTCTGCGGCGCCTTCTGCGGATCGGTTCCCTTCATCATCGACTCGCCCTACTTCGAATACATCGCCGGCGGCACGCTCCTGGTCTGCTCCGGCCTCGGCCTCTGGTGGCTGGCCGACAAGGTGCGCGACTCGGTGAACAAACCCAACGACGATGTCCCGCCGCAAGCCTAAGCCAGTCAAGGTCGTCTGGCGCAAGCTAGGCCGCGAGCGTGCATGGGGTCAGGCCACCATCGGCGAAGACCTCATCGAGATTGACCCCCGCCTCGGTGCGAAGCGTCAGCTCGAAGTCCTCTGCCATGAGCAAGTCCACCTGCTTTTCCCCAGCCTCTCCGAAGGCGAAGTGGACAAGGCCGGCAAAGCCCTCGCCAAGATGCTCTGGGCTCAGGACTACCGCCGCGTCCTCCTCAACCCGAACGCCAAGCCTCCCCGCATCTCGTGAGCGCCGCACCCTTCAACCCCGAGGACATCCCGAAGGAGGCCCGCGAGGGTTTCGTCGCCAGCATCATCGGGGCAATGGCCATGACGGCCCGCCTCCTTTTGTCCGAGGATCGTCAGACCTGGGCTTGGGTCGCTAGGCGCGTGGCGGCTGCTTCGATTACCGCGGTCATGGCCAATTACGGGCTGGCCGATTACATCACGTCCGACAGCCTACGCACGGCCGCCGTGGGCGGGTTGGCTTACGCATCTCCCGAGGCCCTTGACGCCCTGCTCCGCGCCATCAAGGCCCGGGCAAACCGCGAGGCCGACCGCATCGCCGGCAATCCCAAGCCCTCCAAGCCGAATGGCAAAGCCCCCCGCAAGAAGCGCAAGTGAGGCCAATCTACTTCTGGCTGTCCTGATCCTGACGGTCGTCGCCGGCGTCACCGCTCTCAGCTGCGCGGTCACCTCGTCGTTCGTCCTCGACCAGTTACACAACACGGAGGCGCTTGCTCTGATCGTGGTCGATGGGTCGAGCATCAAGTCCGACTCCGCCTCCCTTGAGCGCAACCTATCCTGGGCGACGCTGGCCTTGAGGTCGGTCCGCGACCTTGGCTGGGCCTTGGCCGTGGGGTGTCTAGGGGTAGGGGTGGCGGTCTTCATACGCTCCCGCCGTCAAAACGTCTCCTAGGGCAAGCCAGAGGGGTCTAATGACCCTTGACAGGGCGGGCTAGGGTGGCATCTTGTACCTATCCGGCGAGGGGTACGCTCAACATGGCGGGCCTTTATGACCTGGGGGCTTAAAATCCTAGACCCTTGAATGAGGGTCGCAGGGTTTGCTTGGAAAGGTGCTTGACGAATGTGGAACAGTCCGCCAAGGTCATTGACGCACCACCAACATGAAGTCCCTCATCGCCCTCTCGTTCATCATCATCTTCGGCTGGCTGGCCGTCGTCACCTTCTGCGGTCCCGAACTGGCCCGTGCCATCAACGGCCCCGAGCCCGTGAAGGCTAAGGTCCACCGCCACCACCGCTAATCTCCCACCATGCCCAACGCACACCACCCCTACACCGACCACCTCACCTTCGCTGGTCGCGTCCTCCCCCTCAAGCGCCCGATGGCTCAGTATGCCGCCCGACGCCTACAGGCCATCCTCCCGCAGATCGCCGCGCTCAACTCCGCCGGCAAGACGCAGGCCGATGCCGCCGCCGCCCTGGACACGACCGTCTGCACCCTGCGGACTTGGCTCGACCTGACGAACACCCAATGGGTCAACATTAACCGCCGCGGTCCGTACAAACGCCGTTGAAACCCATTGCATTCAAAGTTCGTGGGGGGGGGAACTACTCTGGCACAAAGGGCGGAGCTGTTCGACCTAACGAAAAAGGCGGCGCTGGCTACCTCGGATACGAGGACAAAACCTTCACCATCGCCACCTCTCCCGATCAATGGATTTGCACCCCTATCATCAACCCAACATCACAACCCATTCCAATGAATGAACCCGCACAACCCGCACCCGTCGGACGACCAATCCGTTACCTCTCCGTCTGCTCAGGCATGGAGGCCGCGTCGGTCGCTTGGCATCCTCTCGGCTGGACTCCTGTCGGCTTCTCCGAAATCGAACCTTTCCCATGCGCTATCCTCAAACACCGATTCCCAAACGTACCTAACTATGGCTCACTCACCGAATACCAATCCTGGCCCCTCGAACCCGGTTCAATCGACCTTCTGGTCGGAGGAACACCTTGCCAGTCCTTCTCCGTCGCCGGACTCCGCAAAGGACTTGCCGACCCCCGGGGCAACCTCGCTCTCACCTTTCTTGGGCTGGCTGACAAACTCAAGCCCCGCTGGATC